GAATTGAGCAAGCTCAAGACGGAATCAATAAAGCTGCAGATAGAGCTGCAAGCTCAGAACAGCTTATTGGAGAGTGCCAACAAATCCTTGCAGGCATCCGCCAAAGAGGAAGTATGCACTCGCCGCAGAATTAAAGCGCAGCGCAATGCTGCTATCGTTGCGGCCGTTGGTCTGCTTGCCTATGCTATTAATAAATGATGATTGATTGGAAGGTAGTGATATCTTAGGAGGTCTTGTGTATGGATGTCACTCGTAAGCGAGCGCGTGCGTGGCTGCGTATGTGCTCACGAATCGAACTTGACCGTGCCATGGAAGAAGCACGGCTTACGGAGCAGCAGCGGGAAGTCATCGAGTTAATGTTTACCCGAGGATTGTCCGTGGTTGCCATCAAATTACGCTGTAATATGGACGAGAGTACAGTAAAACGTATCCTTGCCCGCTCTTACGACAAAATCTACAATGTCATCATGTAACCTGCACCCCAGTTAACCTGGGGTGCTTTTTTTATGCCCTTTTATTGCGCTTTTGCACATCGCTTTTACCTATACAATGTAAACAGAAATGAGGTGAGCTTATGAATTTTGCAAATATGCCTAACCAGCCGAATCTGCCGCCTATGCCGCAGCTCTTTGGTCAGCCAGCACAGCAGATGGCTCCAGCTGGTGAGATTGTATGGGTGCAGAGCGTCGACCAGCTCAATGCTTTAACTCTCCCACCTAATGCGTCAAGAATCTACATGAATTCTGCTGAAGCTGAATTTTACATCGTAACTACGGACAAAATCGGCATGAAATCTGTGGTAGCGTATACGTTTATGGAGAAGCCTAAGCCGCAGCCTGTAGAGTATGTTACCAAGGCGGAGTTTGCAGAGCTTATCGCTCTGCTGAAAGGAGCGCAAAATGAATCCAATTTACCAAAGGCAGAATCAGCAGCAGCGTCAACCTCAGGCGGGCGACCTGCAGGTCATCAAGCAAAATCTCAATGATAAAATGCTGCAACAATTTATAGCCCAAGCTAAGCAGCAGGGAATCTCTGACAATGATATCAATGCTGGCTTGCGAATGCTCGGGTACAAGTAGGCATCACGCGCGATGTGCATTATTATAATAAGGAGGGATATCTTATGGATATCGGCGAAGCAATGGCGTTGACCAATAGCAACAATAACTGGATGAACAATCCGTTTATGTATCTTATCTGGTTGGCGTTTTTCGGCGGCGACGGTTTTGGCTTTGGCCGTCGTGGTAATGCCTTGACTCAGTCAGAATTACAGGAAGGTTTCAATAATCAGAATGTAATGCGTGCCCTGGAAGGCATTAAAAACGGCGTTTGTGATGGTTTTTACGCTATGAACACAAATTCTCTGCAAGGTCAGAATCAGCTGCAACGTGATATGTGTCGAGGCTTTGATGCAGTCACTGCTGGTGTTACTAATACTGGCTATCAGCTGGGTAACCAAATCACGGAGAACCGTTTTGCGGCTCAGCAGTGCTGCTGCGAGACTAATCGCAATATTGACAGCGTTAAAGCCGAGAATTATAAAAACACCTGTGAAATCACTACTGCTATCCACAGCGAAGGTGAAGCTACTCGTGCTCTTATCACTGCGAACACAATGCAGGAACTTCGTGATAAACTGGCAGACCGTGACCGTGAATTGCAAGCTGAACGCTATCAAGTTAGCCAGCTCACTCAAAGCGCTACTATCATCGAGGCAGTGCGTCAGCTGTTAGGTCAGCGTGGTTGCGCTGGCTGCCAATATCTGACTGCTGCTTGATTGGCGGTGAGAGGTAATGGCTTATCTGAATAGTTATAATCTTGCTAGTCAGGCTCTGGAGGTTGGTAATGTTATTGCACTGGGGGCTAACGACGTGCAGTTTAGTGGGTGCTGCAATGGTTTGAGCCATGCAGCGGGCACTGGCATTATCAATGTCAAGGCTCCGGGCGTGTACGAAATCAATGCTACGGTGACTGTTACTGCTACGGCAGCTGGTGCAATCGGCATACAGCTCTATAATGGTGCTGATGCTGTACCGGGTGCTGCTGCCAGTCAAACTGCTACTGCCGCTGGTGTGGTGACGCTACCCATCAGCAAACTGATCCGCGTGCGTCCGTCCTGCGCTGCTGTAGGTAATGCGGCAAATCTCAGTCTGCAGCTGACAGGTGGTGCCGGAACGGTTACCAGCGTCAATGTAGCAATACATCAAATCGCTTAATTTTATGCGGTATAGTCTTTAATGATTATACCGCATAATTTTATTTAAAATTTAAATTTATGACTTGCAATAATCAAAAAGTAGAGTTAATATACATATAATGAAGATGAAAGGTGGTTATGAACCATGAAAATTATTGATGTTATGCAACAATGGAATGATGATTGCAATGATTCTTTTCAAATGCTGGCTGGTGAATATTTTTTTGAACAACTCGAATACGATTGCAGCGAAATTGAAGCTTTGAAAGCTACAAAATCGTATCTGGAAAAATTCACTGAGGCCGATTTTGCCGAGCTCATCGGTGGAAAAGATGCTTGGCTGGAAGCGCTAAGAACAATAGAAATACTTTTAGGGGGCGAGAACCATGACTAAACGTGAAATCGAAACTTTGAAGAAAGGTTATCAAAGAAAATGCATGATAGCAAGAGGACGCAGAAATGCTAATCCTGAAGGTGAAGCTTACGCTGAGGCTGAATCCGAACGCATCGGCTATCTGCATGCAGCTATGGAACTGATGGAAGTCGGAAAACGTCAAGGCAGCTCCCGCCACATCATCGATGAATGGGAAAAGGAAATAAGTTTTGACAGCAGATCCTGAATCCCTCACCGCTAACTAAAATTTAGTTAGCGGTTTTATTTTGACCACTTTTTGACTGCTACATCTAGACAGATATACAAAGATATAGTAAAATATAGCATAGTGTGAATGTTGTCTACCTGCGTAGACATGCGGAAAATGGGGATTTATGCCTTTTGGGACTGCGGTCTAAAAATGGTCTTGAAAACTAGCGAAGGTGCAAGCCTTCCGTGGGTTCGAATCCCACCCTTTCCGCCATTTTACGCGGGTTCCGGCAATCGCTGAAACCTTGACCACTAAAAAACTAGCGACGTTTGACTACTAGTTGACCACTCATGTTTTTGGGTGGTCTTTTCTGTTGTATCTATACAGTTTAAAAGTATTTATGCTAAAATCTGCTTGCATAAATTACAAAATTGAGTTAACATAGCTACAAAAAATAAGGAGGCTATGTTATGAAAGCACATGTGAAGTATTTTTGCGGGCATGAAGCTGATGTTGATTTGGTTGGCAGTGCTGCTGTCCGCCAGCAGAAGCTGGCTGGCCTGAAGAAATCTCTTTGCGCTGCATGTCTCGCCGAAGCATGGAACGCTTGCGTTGCTGGTTGCCTGCCACGTGAGATGTCCATTGATCAATGGGAACGCGAGTATCCTGATTGTCGCCGGATGAAGGTGGATGCAGAAAAAGGTACCGTTATTGCCTGGGTACCGGAAAACAGAGCATAAAAAATACCCCGCTGCAAGGCGGGGCTTTTTTATGCTTATATGATGTTAGCCAGGGTTTCCGCTGCGCGCTCATCGTCACCAGGCATTACGTGGCTGTAGGTGTTGAGCGTCAGATTTGCAGTGCTGTGGCCGAGGCGCTGCTGCACCGTCTTGTAGCTGGCACCGTGCTGCAGCAGGAGCGAGGCGCTGGTGTGACGCAGACTATTGAGGCAGAAGTCTTTCGGCATATCTGCGTTTTTGCCGTAGCGCTTGACGAGCTTGCTTATTGCGTCAGGATTGAGCGGTCTGCCGTGCTCTCCCGGGAAAAGGAGGCCGTATGGCTGCCACAGCGCGTCGCTCATGGCCTGCAGTCGGACGGTCCTTATCTGTGCCTTAATGAGCGGAAGAATCGCCTTAGGCAGGCTCACAGTGCGCCAGCTGTCCTCTGTCTTAGTGCTTGCGCCAATCTCACCGCCACCTTTGGTACGCAGGTTGGTCTGCCGGACGGTAAACGTGCACCGCTCCAGGTTTACGTCCTGATAGCGCAAACCAAGAATTTCACTGCGTCGCATGCCGCTGGTAGCTGCCAGCTTGATGAGCAGCTGGTGCGCGGGATCAGTGATGACGGAGAGCAGCTTTGTTACCTGTGCCTGAGTAAGAGCCACCCACTCGCGCTTGCGGGTAACCTTTGGCTTTTTGATTTGTAGCATGGGATGCTTTGCAAGCACTCCGTCAATAACTGCTTGGGTAAGCAGAGCCTTGAGCGTTACATAGATATGCTCAACGGTGCGGCTGGCAAGCTTTGCTGACAGTGCGGCTATAAAGTCGCGGATATTGGCTGGCTGCAGATTGCAGAGCGGGAAGTCGCCGAGCTCCGGCTTGATGTGCACCCGGATGTGAGACTCAATCGTTGCCCAGGAATTTTTGCGTATGGCTGCGTGCTGGACGACCAGGTAATGGTCGCACCAATCTTTGAGCAGCATGCCGCTGCTGTAGGTCCCGCTGCGTTTGGCAATCTTGAACTCCTGCACCTTGCGGTCAAGCTCTGCAGATGACTTTGCGGTGAAATAGTACTTTTTGCCGAGGTACGTCACTGTGGTGGCGTAGCGGCCGTCGGCGCGTTTCTTGTATTTTGCCATTGTGTAAACCCTCCAATTTTGATATAATGGAGGTGCAATCGGTTGTGAACAAATTGCACCTTGCCGCTGCCATCGTGGTGGATGCTGCGGCGCGCCGCCTGTGCTGGTAACACGGGCGGCTTTTTTTATTTATTTTTTATATTTAAATTTATGATCACTTAGGGGATGACCACAGGCGCAGCCAAGCTCCAAGATATCATTGTTATAAATGGGAAGAAGTTTGCACTTTTTTTCATCCTTACACAATTTATTACTAGCTCCACTAGTACCTATGCCAAAAATAGAACCTATGGCTCCTAATGTATTTATCTTAGTTCCGACAACAACACGACAATTATAATCTTTAATTTTTTCATTTTGCTCTTCAGCTTCTGCTAAAATTTTTTCTTCTTTGGCTTTGGCAAACGGAACTAGTATTTCATTTACATATTTATGTGTCATAGCATTAATAATTTTATCTTCGTCAAAGGTTGCTGTTTGCTTTTTGTTAATATAATCAAACCATAATTCTACTCTTTCTTCAAAAAGCGTAGCATGTTGTTCCAAAGCTGCAACTGATGTATGAAAACAACCTTCTTCAGTTCCTTGCAAAGCAAGCCAATGAATATAGCCACCAGCAGTTGGGAGGTAATTGTATGAGTTATTGCCGCCATAAGCATTCATTCTGGATACAATATTTGCCATTGCACGCTCTTGCTTATATTTTGCATTATATTTATTCCAAGCTTCGTTCATGCTTGCATTGTTGGCATCAATTGCTGCCTGAACTGAGTCAAGCATTTTTTGTTTAGTAGAACTAAATGCTTCATTAGCAGTTTGTCCGTTTATAATAATATCATCAAATTGAGCAACAACTCCACTTGCGAGCGGCGTTTTAAACTCATGTGCTATTGCAATGTTTGGAACAAATGCTGCTAAAAGCAAAGCAAATAATATTTTCTTCATGTTGCCATCCTCATTTCACACTTTCTTTACTTACTAAACTTCCCTTTATGATAGTTGTGTGATAAACTATTTATAGATTAAAAATATTGTTGTCGTCACTTAGGTGGCGACTTTTTTTGTTTCTGGGGAAGTTTCAAGCGGTGGCGGCAGTTTCTTCTGCCGCCAGAATACCTAAGATAAAAAGATATAAATCCACCTGAGCGTCCTCGTTTAGTAACTCGAGTCGCTCACTGTCCATTAGATTAATACACCTCCTTTATTGGTTCCGCAGGTTTTTGGGATTTGAAAGTAAATCCTCAAAATATTCACGAGCGCGCTGTTGCGCTGCAGGACTAAGTTTGTTGTACAGTTCTTGAATATCATTTTTAGGCTTTTCTGGGGTATCCCATCCCATTAGTTGGGCAGGAGTAACGTTAAAAATTTCTGCCAAGAGTATAACCATATCATAGGGGATATTTTTAATATCCCCAGATTCATACCTTTGCAAAGTTGCTTTATTTGGCAATTTACCTATTTTAGATTTAATTATTTGAGCTAAATCTGTAAGAGATAATCCGTGTTGTTCACGGTATTTTCTTATATTTTCTCCTATTTCCATGGCTTGCCTCCCTATAATCTCCCTATAATTACGTTAACATCATTATAAATTACTTTTGCGCAAAATGCAACAAGGAATCGACTTTTTGCAAAAAAAGTTGCGCAATATGCGTTGACAAATAGCTTTAGTCATGGTATTATAGTTGCATAAAATGCAACGAAAGGTGGTGAGAAAATGTATGGCATTAATGTAATGTTACTGCGTCAAAAAATGCTTGAAAATGGGTTTATAAATATTGTAGACCTTGCAAAAGCAGCGAATGTTAGCCGGGATACTATTAGTAAAATGTTGGCTGGCAAAACTAAACCTCAAACCAATGTAATGTATGCAATTGCTAATGCTTTGAAGTTAACCTGCGAAGAAGCGGGGAAAATTTTTTTTGCACGTATCGTTGCATAAAACGCAACGGAGGTAATTATGGAACCTATCGCTGTAACTCTTGACAAGGCCTGTGAGTTAACGGCCATCGGTAAAGCGTCGATGGTGAAGCTCATGCAGGATCCAAAATTTCCGGTCTTTAAAATCGGGAACAAGTCGGTTATCCCAGTAGCTGGCTTGAGAAAGTATATTGAGACTCTGGGTGCTGAGCACTATGGAGTCGTTTAGGAGGCGGATGGTATGAAAAAGCTGTTGACAATCCTGTTACTGGCCTGCTGTGTATGGCAGGCGTGGGACTACACCCATCCTCAGCCTGTAGAACGCTACGTGGTCCGTGCTGTGGCTGCAGAGGGTGATACCCTTTGGCATTTAGTGGGTGACACCATGCAGCGCGAAGGAGATCGCCGCGATGTCCGCGAGGTCATCTTTTATACAAAGAAGATCAGTAACCTGAAGGGTGACCTGCAGGTGGGAGATGTAGTGCTCATTCCCATTGAGGCATCTACAAAATGAGAACCGATGACCGTGGCGTCCATTACGTAGACTGCATGTTTTGCGGTACGGAATGGATAGTGAGCCGCTTTGTAAAAGAACCGTATGCGTGCCCTTATTGCAGGGCTATGTATAAAAATTTCAATCCACCACAATCAAAAAAGAAAGGTAAGGTGCAAAAATGATTAGAACTAAAACCGAGATTTTCCTTCAGCGTTTGAACCTTGAAATGCAGAGCCTGAATAAATACGCAGACTTGCTGGAACGCTGGAATGAGGACGACAACCAAGATGAGGTCCTGCAGGAGGCGAAGCTTGATGTCATTGACCGTATCGGTTCAACGCTCAAAGAGATGCGTGAGCTGCAGTCTCATGAATGGTCTGTTATGTACAAGGCTCTGCAAGATTCCGCAGAAAAGAATGCTGCTGATGGTTTCGGTATGCCAAAAGAAGGCTCCGGCATGCCGTCAGATGGCGCTTGCAAGGAGGCTGAGTAATATGGCTAACATCTATGAGCTTAAAGATCAAATCAAAGCCTGCATCCAACTGGATGAAGAGCACGTGGTTGACACCGATGACGGCGAAATCCTGAACCTGCAGCAATTCGAGGCTCTGCAGATGGAGCGCGATGCCAAGGTCGAAGGCCTGGCTTGTTACATCAAAAACAAGCTTGCCGATGCGGAGGCCATCTACGCTGAGATTGACGTCCTTAGTCAACGTGCAGCCATCATGAAGAAGGAAGCCGAGCGCTGCAAGGCTTATCTGGCCGGTGCATTGTACGGCGAGAAGTTTGAAACTCCCCGCTGCAAGATTAGCTGGCGCAAGTCGGAAATCTGCAACGTGCTGTCCTTGGAAGCAATTCCTGATGAATACAAGCGCACCAAGGTTACTGTTGATGCTGACAAGACGGCAATCAAGAAGGCCATCAAGAGCGGCATGGAGATTCCGGGCGCTGAAGTAATCCAAAAACTGAACATGACTTTGAAGTAAAGGAGGTGTATACAAGGTGAGCTTATTTAATAGAGCCGAACGTAAGAAAGCTTTTTTAAAAATTGCTATTACTGGCGTAAGCGGTAGCGGTAAAACGTACAGTGCTTTACAGCTTGCTCAAGGTCTGGGAGGTAAAATTGCTATGATTGACACCGAGAACGGCAGTGGCGAGCTTTATAGTAGCCTTTGTGATTACGATGTTGCTCCAATGAGTGCGCCATTTTCTCCCGAAAAATATATTGAATACATACACGAAGCGGAACAAGCAGGATATAGCGTATTGATTATTGATAGCTTGTCTCACGCTTGGGCAGGAGAAGGCGGTTTACTGGAATTTGTAGATAAAAAAGCTGCTGCTAGCCGAAGCGGAAATAGTTTTGCTGCGTGGAAAGACGCAACTCCGAAACAAAATCGTTTGATTGACGCCATTTTGCAATCTAAAATGGATATCATTGTATGCATGAGAAGCAAACAAGCATACGAAATAATTGAAAATGATCGTGGCAAGAAAATGCCGACGAAGATGGGGTTGGCACCTATACAGCGCGATGGCCTTGAGTATGAATTTACAATCATGTTTGATATTGGCATAGAGCGTCATATGGCAACCGCAACCAAAGATAGAACTGGAATGTTCAAGGACTGGTGCGATGTCATTTCGCCTCAAGTAGGAGAAATGATTAGAACGTGGTCTAACGGCGGCGCAGATGTTACTGAGGACGGTTACGTTAAAATTGAGCAAGAAAAAGTCATGGTTAGGACCAGAAATGGCCTGACTGATATTGTTACTCTGTCATATGAGCAGATGCAGCAATTGTTAGCATCATCTAAATACGCATTGGCTCATAAGGCAATAAGGGAACGTGTTGATAATATTGATGCTATGCAGGAAGAAGAAAGAAGGTAGAATATGAATAAGATTATTCTTTTAGGCAGATTAACTCGTGATCCTGAAGTACGTTATACGTCTACAGGTAAAGTTGTTTGCCAGTTTACTCTTGCAGTAGACAGACCTTTTGCCAATCAGGAAGGCCAAAGAGAATCTGACTTTATCCCCGTAGTTATCTGGGGTAAACAGGGCGAAACCTGTGGCAACTATCTCACCAAAGGGCAGCGCGCGCTGGTTGAAGGCCGTCTGCAAATCCGCAGCTATAATGCTAAAGACGGCGGTAAACGCTGGATAACCGAAGTAATCGCTGATCACTTTGAGTTTATTGAGTGTAAAGCAACTAGCGATATAACTGAAGAAAAAGTATCGGATTCAGCAGCTCCTACCTCCAGCATGAGTTATGGTACTAACGTGCCGCTGCTCAGTGATGAAGAGATCCCTTTCTAAGTCCGAGCTGCACCTGGACGATATTCGCCCCTTTTTAACCGGTGTAAAAACAAAGCCGGGCGGACATATTACCGCTACCTGTCCCTTGTGCGGTAAGGCAGATCATCTGCACATAGACGAAAAGGGCGGCACACTTCTGGTATATTGCCAGAAGTGCAACGCTCCCGGCACGGACATTCTGAGAGAGTTCCGCCGTCTGGGAGCAAAGCCTGCCGAACCGGAGCCTGTAGATTGCAAGACGACAAAACCTATTGAAGATTACCGCCATGTCTACAGGAACCCGGACGGCACTGAAGCTTATTACAAGCGCCGCCGCAAGTGGGCCGATGGGCACAAGGTTTTCAGCTTTGCATATGTCAATGCCGAAGGGCGCACGGTGTACTCCAAACCCGAGAATTGTAATAACCTTTACAACTTAGATGCACTAGCAATGCATCAGAGCACAAGGTTATACATCGTCGAGGGTGAAAAGTGTGCCGACGCCATGATGCAGCACGGGCTGCTGGCGACCACGAGCAATACCGGTGCACAGAAGGCGATTAAGCTCAGCACGACGGACAAGGCGCTGCTGGAATCATATCCGGAGCGCATCGTCATTCCCGACAATGACGAGAAAGGCACCGATTATGCTGCAGCCTGGCAGGGCGCCAAGGTCATGGACATCACAAAGCTGTGGCCTGACTGCCCGCCTAAAGGTGATATCGCAGATTACTTTGCTGCCGGTGGCACAGCCGAAGCAATCGAAGCCTACGAGTGGCCTGTGGTGCTCTCTCTGGACAGAGAATTCTTTGAAGGGTGCGACAGGTTCAGCCTTATCGATGAGGCGCTTCTGGAGGCGATAGCGGCGCTCACAGAGCCGTCCAAGCGTCAGCAGATGCTTTCCATGGCGAGGTTTCGCGCTGGGGAGCTGTGCTGCAAGAGGGAGTTTGAGAGCTGCTGGAAGGCGTACCTGCAGCAGCAGGCAGCTAAGGGTATAAGGTCAGATAATCTGACCAAATTTCCGCAGCAGCTGTTTGCCTTGCGGTGCGGTAACTGGAACACATCAATTAATGGCGTGTATCGAGCGGTACAGGTCGGGACAGAATATAAAAACGAATACGCAAGTCCCATTCCCATTATGCCGACGGAGCTGCTGGTGAACGTGGAGGATGAAACCGAGAAGATTCGGCTTGCGTATTTTAAAAATGGCGGCTGGCAGAGCGTGGTGGTTCCGCGCTCCACGTTAGCCAATAAAAACAAAATAATCCTGCTGGCAGACAATGGCGTTGAAGTCAACAGCGACAACGCCGGTCTGTTGGTGAAGTATCTGGCAGAGGTCATCGCTATGAACCCGGACATCCTGCCGCGGGTAAAGTCGATTGACCACATGGGCTGGTCCGATGCAGGCTTTGTGCCGTACACGGACGAGGTCAAGCTGGACTGTGAGGACCAGTATAAATCTCTGGTACAGGCAGTCTCCAGCAAGGGCACGCTGGAAGAATGGGCGGCCTATGTCGCACCGCTCCGGCAGAACCTCTATATGCGGCTGATCCTGGCTGCAAGCTTTGCGAGCGTGCTGGTCGAGCGTGTGTCTGCGCTGCCATTCGTTTTGCACCTTTGGGGCGGCACCGGCAGCGGCAAGACAGTGGCCATGATGGTGGCTGCGTCTGTTTGGGGTAATCCGGGCATGGGCAAGCTGGTGCGGACCATGAATATGACGGTCAACTCTATGATGAGTACGGCGTCTATCCTGCGTAACCTGCCGTTCTTTGGCGATGAGCTACAGACGATTAAAAGCCGCTTTGAAAATTATGATACGCTGATCATGCGCGTCACCGAAGGTCTTGACCGCGGACGCATGACCAATGCGACATTTCAGCGGCAGAAGTCTTGGCTGAACAGCTTTGTTTTTACCGGTGAAGAGCCATGCACGAAGTCTCAGTCTGGCGGCGGTGTAAAAAACCGTGTTATTGAGATTGAGTGCGACCAGCAAATAATCAGCAATGGCAACGCTGTTGTGAATTTTATCACGCAGCATTACGGCGGTGCTGGCAGGGCGTTTGTTGAAGCACTGGAAGGGAAGAACCTTGCGGCTGATTACAATGAGATTATGCGTCTGGTGCTGGAAGTAACGGATACCACCGAGAAGCAGGCTATGGCTATGGCTCTCATGCTGCAGGCAGATGCTATTGCGAGTAAGGCTATCTTTGGTACTCCCGGCGATGTGCTGTCGCCCGAGGACATAGTTGGTTTCGTTAAGAGCAAGGCTGAAGTTGATGTTAGCGAGCGGGCGTTTAACCTTATTGTTGACGTCATCGGTGCCAATGCCGACAAATTCGATACTGAATTTCACGATTTTGCCGGATATGCTTACTGGGGCAGACGTAAGAATAATGGCGTAATCCTAATTAATAAAACCGTTCTTGAGGAAGAATTAGAAAAGAAAGGTTTTGACTATGCTGCTCTAAAGAAAAAATGGGCTGAAGCAGGTCATCTGCTGAAAACGACGCAGGGAAGGTTTTACGGACTATATTCCCTGAATCATGTTAGAGCAAATTATGTTGCTCTTTATGTAAAAGGTTAGCAATGTTAGCTAAAGGTTAGCTAAAAAATGGCTCAACCATGCGGCTTATAAACCTTTAGCTAACATAATAACATTAGCTAACATAATTAGATATATACGTATGGAGTTTTCTGCTTTAGACTAGGGCGGAAATAAAAATAATATATATCGATATTCTTTCAAAAATGACGTTAGCTTGTTAGCTAAAACTGAAAAACAGCTCAACCATGCGGTTTATAGGGTTTTGAAAGGTTATCTTTAAGGTTAGCGAGCTAACCTTAAAAGGTCAGCTAAAGGAGGGAAACGATGTTATTTAAAATTTTGAGTACTATGTTACGTGACTTTATTGCAGGACTGGTTATGGCGGTGGGGTGCTGCTGTATGATGGTGGCACAGGCTTTTGTCAAAGCTGCTGTTTGCCTCGCCCGGTTTGCGTGCAAGGTCAATAGGGTGAAATGTGATGTTAAGTAAAATCTGTCTGGTGTTTGCAGTGCTGATCAGCATTGTGTGGATAGTGAGCCTGACGGTGTTAGTTGGTTGCGGTGCTATATGGGCGCTGCAGAAGTTAGGAGGAATGTAAATGTTCATTAAAACAAAAAACGGAGACTATGTGAACTCTAAGAATATCGGTACATTAAAAATCGTACGTTATGCTGGCAATTTTAACGTTATTGCAGACTGCACCGGCTATGGCAGCGAATATTGCTTCTACACAAGTGCCAAGAAGGAAGACGCACAAGCGTATATGACCTTGATGGTGAACCGCCTGGATGAGGTGGAAGCTGCAACCATGCAGTACCCGCGTTGCGCTATCCTCAAGGTGTCGGAGTCTACTGTTGATGCAATGCGTTATAGCTATCGCAATCGCCCGCTCCAAAGCGAGCCGCAGCATGCAGCCAGCAAGAACACTAAGCTGTCCGCAATGCTGAATGCGCTTGTTGATGACTTCGCCGCATCCGGCGACACAGACAATCTCCTGAAGATTAATGCATACATTCGCATGTATCTGCAAAAGGAGGCTAACCATGAATAAACAATATCTGATGTTGAATCTGGAGTCTGACACCTTTAAGGGCATGAAGGCCGATTTTGATGAGCTGCTGCAGCAGCTTCTGGAGAAGCTCTTTGCTGGCCGTATTGCTGATGGCTCTATCAGCATGAAGTTGTCCGTCAGCTTGACCGAAACCTATTCCGAAACAATGGGTAAGGACATTTCTGTACCGCTGTTCAAACATAAAACTACCGCCAATTACACGGAGAAGCTGGAGAATGCCGGTGCTGTCTCCCTGCCTAACACGTATCTGGAATACGACGAAGACCTCGGGGAGTTCGTCCTGAAGCCTTGCGGCGGCGAGCAGGACATGTTCGCGGAGCAGGAAGCTGAGGTTGATGAAGTAACTGTTGACGTTAAAGCCATTCCGCAGGACTGCCACCGTCCCCTGCAGGTGCGTGATCCTATGTGCAATGACTGCGCTAATCGCGATACCAGCGCCTGCGACCATTGCGATGGCTGCGACAAGTGGGAGCCTACGGTAAAATGATTCCGCTGCGTCCCTACCAGCAGGAGCTGGTGGATAACATCCGCAGGGCAATCGGTCAGGGGCGGCACAGCGTGTGTGCAGTGTTGGGCTGTGGCGGTGGCAAGTCCGTTATTCAGGGCAACATCGCCGCCAGCGCCACGGCACGTGGCAATAGGGTGCTGTTTGTGGTCCATCGCAAGGAGTTATGCCAGCAGATTACCAACACTTTCACGGCATGCGGCGTAGACTTCTCTCTTTGTACCGTAGGCATGGTGCAGACGGTCTGTCGCAGGCTGGCCAAAACGCCGGAACCGAAGTTGATTCTGGTCGACGAGGCGCACCACATCCTGTCGCAGAGTTATTTGTCTATCCTGCAGCATTTTCCTGGTGCCGTCGTCTTAGGCTTTACCGCCACGCCGCAAAGGATGAACGAGGGTGGCCTGGGTGCCGTCTTTGAAGAGCTCATCGAGTCAGTGAGCACCGAGTGGCTCATCCAGAACCATTATCTGGCACCGTACAAATATTACGGTGTGCAGCTGGCGGATGCCAGCAAGCTGCATACCAAACGCGGCGATTACGACAAAGCCGAAGTTGAAGCGCTTATGAATAAGCGTGCCATCTTTGGCAGTGCTGTTGAGAACTGGCTGCAGCTGGCCAAGGGTAAGCAGACCATCGTGTACTGCTCGTCTATCGCCACCAGCGAGGGCACAGCGGCCGCTTTCAGGGAGCAGGGGATAAATGCTATGCACCTTGACGGTACAACGCCGCAGGCGCAAAGACAGGCCGCCGTAGAGGGCTTCCGACGCGGTGAGATCACGGTCCTTTGCAACGTTGATTTGTTTGGCGAGGGCTTTGACGTACCTGACTGTGATTGCGTGGTGCTGATGCGGCCTACCAAGTCGCTCACGCTGCATATCCAGCAGTCGATGCGGTCGATGCGCACCAATCCCAACAATCCGGATAAGGTTGCGCTGATCCTGGACCATGTGGGCAATTTCACCCGGCACGGTCTGCCGGATGACGTGCGAGAGTGGTCGCTGGAATCCAAAGCCAAGAAGAAAAAGCAGGAGCTCAGCGTCAAGCAGTGCCCGAATTGCTTTGCCGTGGTCAAGTCAGCGGTCACCGAGTGCCCTCTCTGTCATTACGTGTGGGAGAAAGAAGAGCGCGAAGGTCCGGAGGTCGTGGAGGACATCATCCTGCAGGAAGTCGCGCGCATGCCGTATAGTAAACACATCGAGTGTAAGTCATGGGCGCAGCTGGAGCTGTTCCGCTCGACGCACAAACGTGCTGATGGAAAGATTTTTAAGTTCGCCTGGTCGCTACACAAAGCGGTGCAGCTGGGGCTGGCAGTACCGGAACGGTACCGCAGTGCAGCTATCCGCCTGCTGCGTCAGGATGAATACAGGAGGTTAAAGTTTGAATAAATCTGAAGCTCAAATCATGAAGGAGATTGAGGTCGCGGTGTCTGCTGCAGGGCACAAGATTTTCCGCGTCAATGTTGGCGAGGGCTATCTGTACCGCACGCAGCCGACGCAGGCGACGCTTGACCTTGAGAACAAGCGCAGCCGCTGGTTTAAGAGCGGACCGCCGCAAGGCTACAGCGATTTGTCTGGTGTAGCGTATCCGTCGGGCAAGGCAATCTTTATCGAGTGCAAGACGGCAACCGGCAAGCCGACGCTGCAGCAGTGCGTGTTCCTACTGGCGATGCTAGCGGCAGGCGCCAATGCTGGTATCGCACGCAGCTCCGAGGAGGCGTTGGCGATTTGCGAGATGACGGACGACCTGCGTCAGAAGATGGGAGAGTATATCCATGGCTGGTTGGTTAAGCTTAGGCAGCGTGGTAAGTGATCCGTGGCCTGATTGTACCGACAGCGAGTTCTGGGGGCAGCTGCTACCAAGTGCTGCCCGCCATGACCATAAGCTGTATGTTAAGCTCATCGGTCTGCGCTTTGCCGGAGCAGAGCTGTTGCCTAGTGCACGCTTCGGGCTGCGCCTGGTCATGGCTAACAAGGCGACGGTGACTCAGCAGGAGGCGAGGGAGCTGCTTGCTCCCCACTCTGAGCTGTTGCTTAATTTATTTTTACACATAGGAGGTGGCGCAGGTGGACAACAAAAAACTGATCCATGACACTGTTGTAGCGACGCTGGCTGCCTTAAATAGCCAGCCTAAGCCGCAGGATTGCTACAAGGCAACGGAAGCACGGCTGTATGCTTACTCGACGCTGCGCGCGAACATTGAGCAGTACAAGCTTGATATCCGTGACCTGAAGACGGAGCGTGTCACAGAAAAATCTAAAGACATTACCTGCTGGGGCGGCGCAAGTTCTCGCCTGACGCCCGAAGAGAAGCAGCAGGCACGCATTATGGCTGTAGAAGTTAAGCTGGCGCGTGATCAGGCGGAAGTTGATAAAATTGACCGCATCTTGAACAGGCTGGAAGCAAGCGAGGATGCGGTGGCGGTAGACCTTATCCGTCAGGCGTATTTTTTCTGCGTGCCTTTGGATGATATTGCGCTGCGTGCAGGTGTGTCGCTCTCGACCATCCAGCGCAGGCGTACGCGCCTGGTGCGGCAGCTAGCGTTGATGTTATATGGAGCGGAGGCGTTGATGTAATGACAATTCTTTCACGTGAACGTATCTTGAAGACGAAAGTCACTTGCAAGACTAGCCGCATCTGCCAGCGTCAGCGGCAGTGGGCAACTCTTAGAGTGGTACAAAAATCCACGGCTATTGGACCTAGCTTTATTTCCCAATTAATCCGCAAGCACCGCGAAGTTGTATTACTTCGCAGCGCTCGTGGCTGCTGTCAAGTTTTTGCTTATTGCATAACGGAGGTGACACAAATATTATGATTAGTTTGTATCCTGTGATTGCTGAAAAATTGCATATCCCTGTTGGCAAGGAGTTTAAGCTCAAGCCTAAGCGTGGCGGAGTATATCCGGCGCAGTACCGTTTCAGTGCTGATGATTTGGAGTACTGTCCAAGGCAGTGCTGCTATTGGGTAAGCATTGGTAATCAGCCCATGCAGATGCGTATTTTTCTGGCTTTACTGCGTGGCGGCGTGGAGGTAGTAAAGGAGTAATGAAAGAGAAAAAACTTTATACATGTGAAATCTGCCATACTGATTACGCTGACAAAAATAGATGTCGTGAATGCGAGAAATCGCATAATATTGATTTGCAGATTAAGGCAATAGGTAAGTATAAACCTATTGGTGTTTGCAGTGATGGTTTCCCTTACAGCATTACTATTAGTACTGCTGACGGGAAAAGAGAATATACATACCATCGTTGAGAGGTGATTAAAGATGAGTAAAAATCTTCTCCCAGAAATCGCTAAGATGCTGGATGTAGAGATGTACGAAAAATTTAAAATCGAGGGCATGAGCTCTGACCTGGTTTTCCGAATCGGTGTAGACGGACTCGAAATGGAACGTTTTGACTATGCTGAGGATGACCGTATATGGGTGACTCTTGCTTCGTGCAATTTTGTTGATTTGTTGACTGGTAAGGCAAAAATTGTTAAACTGCCGTGGAAGCCTGCTTATCGTCAGAAGTATTGGACTTTTGGCTTAAAAGATGGTATTTGGGTAGTTGTACCGAGAGAGTGGGAAGATTATCCTGCTGAAATTCTTTTAGCAGACAAAGGATGGACATATCGCACACGTGAAGAAGCCTGCGCCGCTTTGCCTGGAGTGGCGAAAGAAATAGGTGTTGAGTTTATAGTTAAGTAGGACTCTAAATTTATAAAGCAGGCACCTACTCAACGTTTCCTGATGAAATTCACGATGAAGTCGACATCATTTTTCCGGAAGGCTGCCACGAAGTAAAAATGCGTGACGACACCGCCGCCATCGAGTGGCCGGACGGACACATTACATTGTCCACCGAAATTTTCACGGAACACCGCGGTGGTACGGCAGTGCCCTATGTGGTTGACTGCAGCGGTCAATTCCCTAAAAAATTTACTTGAAAGCTAAAAAATGACTTGAAGCAGTGAAAAAAAAGCGGTATAATATAACCACGGAGAAGTGTCGATAAAAGCGGCATTCGCCTGCCACTTCTCGTTGCGAAGCGGTGCGTATTTTGACTGAATGCGCACCGCTTTACTATATTGTGTATGTAGCGTCTGGCTTTTAGCCGGGCGCTTTTTTTATGCCCGGAAGCCGTAACCTAAGGGACGGAACATCCCTTATTATTCTCAAATCCTCAGCGGTAGTCCGGGCACCAATAAATGACTTGCAATTATCGCGGGAGTGAGTTAACATGCTTATAAGACCTTTAATTATTGCTGCGAGAATTTTGGATGAAGATTATCCGAAAGACCCGAATCCTGAAAATTGGCGTACTATCAGTGGTGCAAAAGTGCATCTGAACGAAAAAGGTCAGATTGACGGTGGTGCTGGCAGTAAGTTTAATAAGAAAAAATTCGGCAGCAATTTTAGTGCTCAAGAAGGTTTTTCTGGAGAATATGCAGCGCCGAACTCTTCTGAGGAAAAATCGCCTATCAAAAAAGCAGCTTCTGTCTTTACTGAAGCATCTGTACAGCCATACAATGCCCAGGAGAGTAATTATCCGTTCCGTAAATCAAATTACACTAAGGCGCATAAGGATACTGCTGTGTGGTGCAAATCCATGGAAGAATCGAAGAAAAAATTTGATGCGCAAGCTCTTACTGTCTGGGAATCTGCAAATCATGAAGAACGTGAAGCTATTAAAAAATATACGGCCGAGTATGAGCAATTTAATGACCCTTTGCGCGGTTATGAATACGGGACTGGCCAATATAAAGGTGTAGGGAGTATTGACTTTGAGAATATTGGCAATAATAGTTATGGTAAATTAAAACCTGGCGAAGCTAGAGACCTAATCACAAATATGACCAACTACATTGACCGTAGTGCTTTTGATGAGGATATCTGGCTGCAGCGTGGTTGCAGTTTTATAGGCATGGATAAATTTTTCAATCTCCGAAAGCCGATGCAAGACTACACTCTTGATGAGCTGAGAGCTGAAATTTTAGGTACTAAACCCACAGAACATGGTTTCATGTCTTGTGGCGCTGCCAAAGGTACAGGCTTTGATAAAAAACCAGTTATTCTTAATATTTATGCTCCAGCAGGAACTAAAATGGCTTATACTGCTAATTTTTCTATTTTCGAAGAAGAAAATGAAATGGTTTTGCAGCGCGGCACGCAGTTTCGCGTTGCAAAAGTAGAAGAAAAACCTGGCGAAGGCTTCTTTATTGACCTTGAGGTCGTTGGTTACAATATACAGAAAGTGTAGGTAAAAATCATGGGATTATATGAACGTCATGCAGACGAATTGTTGAGTGATAATACTCATAATGCCGGGTACGAGCAGTGTAAGGAGTGCGTTTATTCCGGTAAGCCGGGAACGGCTGCTTATAGCCGTTGCATCTGTGACAAGTATCCATTGAGCGATGGTGATGATCAATGGGCAACCAGCAAGCCTGATGGTATTGAAGATGGCTCGTTAAGATGCAAATTTAGAAAAGACCGTTAATGTTAAATAAATGACTTGAATGTTTTAAGTATTAGAGTTAACATAACAACAATCAAGTGAAAGGTTGTGATTATGTTATGGAAAAACAGATTTATTACGATTATTTAGAAGAGCTGCGTCAGTCTGGCGTAACGAATATGTTCGGTGCTGCTCCGTATCTCATGCGTGAATTTGATTTGAGTTATGATGAAGCATCAAAAATACTTAGCGACTGGATGGGTAGCTACAAGCAACCAGAATAACTTACTATCAAAAAAATCACTAACGTAAACCTCGAGCTTAACGGCTCGGGGTTTTTCTGTTTCCGGAGGTAATTATGAAAATCATTGATATGCCCATCGGCGATGTGATCCCGTATAAAAACAATCCGCGGCGCAATGATGCAGCCGTGAAGCCGGTTATGGAATCTCTGAAGGAGTTCGGCTGGAAGCAGCCTATTGTTATCGACAAGAATAATGTTATCGTCTGTGGGCACACCCGCTTGCGTGCCGCTAAACGACTTAAGATGAAGACTGTGCCGTGCGTGATGGCGGATGACCTTACGCCGGAGCAGATTAAAGCGTTCCGGCTGGCGGATAATAAAACCGCCGAGTTTGCAAGCTGGGACATGGATATGCTCAACAGCGAGCTGCTCGACATCAAAGGTATAGACATGGGCGACTTTGGCTTCGACATGCCGGAGCCTGAACCGGAGGAGGATGCTTTTGATGTGGATACAGCGCATGAGGAAGCTGCTAAGAATCCTGTAACTACGCCGGGCACGCTGTACCAGCTCGGGAACCATCGCTTATTATGTGGCGATTCAACAAATCGTACTGATGTAGCACGTTTATTGGGGGGGCAAATGGTTGACATGGTGTTTACCGATCCTCCCTATAATGTCGCTTACCAAGGCGGCACAAAAGACAAGCTCACCATTAAAAACGATTCCATGAGTGAGGCTGAATTCAAAAACTTTTTAGATGCAGTGTTTGATAATTATTTTGCGGCGATGAAGCCCGGCGCGTCCTTTTACGTGTGCTACGCTAGTCGCAGTGCAGTCGAGTTCCGACAGGCTATTGTTGATGCCGGTCTGCTGCTGAAGCAGGACCTTGTCTGGTGCAAGAACACGTTTACTCTGGGAAGGCAGGACTACCAATGGCAGCATGAGCCTATCCTTTACGGCTGGAAGCCTGGCGCGAAGCACCGCTTTTTTGGCGGTCGTAAGCTGTCAACAGTTATCCCAGACAACTATCCGGTGGAGGTTGGCTACGATGCCGATGGGCATCAGCTCATCCACATCAGCATCGGGCTTAAGACCGTCTGTCTGCGTGCCGATAACGTAGAGGCTGTGGACACAGAAGAGGTTAACAGCGTAATCCATGTTGACAAGCCCACGCGCAACGCCGAGCATCCCACCATGAAGCCGATTGCCCTCTGTGCTAAGTGCATCAAGAATAGCTGCCAGCAAGGTGATGCTGTGCTTGATTTGTTTGGCGGCTCTGGCTCCACGCTCATTGCCTGCGAGCAAATCAACCGCCAATGCTACAGCATGGAGCTTGATCCTGTGTACTGCGATGTCATCGTTAAGCGTTGGGAAGCTCTCACCGGCAGGAAGGCCGAGGTAATCGGTGGCTAATGAACAGAACCTCAATCCTTGCCGAAGCAAGAGCGAAGCAAGAGAAAGAGGTGCTGCTGGTGGTGTAAAATCTGGTGAAGCCCGGCGCCGCAAACGTGCTATGCGTGAGGTCCTTGATGACCTGCTGCAGATGCCGCTCAAACGTGGCGAGCTGAAGAATGTTGAGTGCCTGGGTGACCTGATGGGGCCGAACGGTAAGATTAACCTGCTGAACGGTAAAATCAATGTAACCGTGGAGCAGGCTGTGTTGCTTGGTCAGGTCGTGCTTGCTATGCAGGGCAATACCAAGGCTGCGACATTCTTGCGTGACACGGCAGGGCAGAAAATTCTTAAGGATGCCGAAGAGCAGTCTCAATATGAGGACGATGGCTTTACCGACGCAATCAAGCGCAGTGCAAAGGATGTGTGGAAATAATGGGCATCGTTGGCAGGCTGCGCAGTATTATCAAACCTGTTATCAAGTTCTATGAGTTTAGTAAAAAACAAATGCAAATCTTGACGTGGTGGTGTGAAGATTCTCCCTACCACGATTACAATGGCATCATAGCTGACGGCTCCATCCGTGCTGGTAAAACGGTAGCGATGGCCGTCTCTTTTGTCATTTGGGCTATGGACAGCTACGATGGCCAGAATTTTGCCATGTGCGGTAAAACCGTAGGCAGCTTCCGGCGTAACGTCTGGAAATGGCTCAAGCCTGTACTGCTGGTGCGTGGCTATCAGGTGGAAGAATCACGCACGGAAAACCTTATCGTGATAGCTCGCAAGCAAGGCAGCACGATGAAGCTGAATTACTTCTACGTGTTCGGCGGCCGCGACGAATCCTCGCAGGACCTTATTCAAGGTATTACTTTGGCTGGTCTGTTTTGCGATGAGGTTGCGCTCATGCCTGAATCATTTGTAAATCAGGCATCCGGCCGCTGCTCTGTGCCGGGCGCTAAGCTGTGGTTTAACTGCAACCCGGACAGCCCGATGCACTGGTTCCTGTTGCGCTGGATTGAGAAGTGCGACGAGAAGCGCTTGCTGCATATCCATTTCCTGATGGACGACAATCCGTCGCTATCTGACGAGGTACGTGAACGCTACCGGACGATGTATTCCGGTGTGTTCTACCGACGCTTTATTCTAGGCGAGTGGGTAATGGCGCAGGGCGCTATCTATCGTGATGCGTGGAGTGATGAGCTGCTCTTTGGTGATGATCAGCTGGAGTACCTGCTTAAAAATCTGCACATCATGCGCCGCTCCATTACGATTGACTATGGCACCGTGAACCCGATGGTGTATCTGGACGTGCTCGATGATGGGCGCGACCTGTGGTTTATCCGCGAGTATTATTGGGACAGCCGTGCTGAAGAAAAGGAGAAGGACAACAGCCAGTACGCCGACGACCTGCTTGAGTTCGTGCGTGGTGTGGAGCTGTGGCCGACAAATGTGGTCATAGATCCATCTGCAGCCAGCTTTAAGATTGAGCTGCGTAACCGTGGCTTGCGTGCAAAGGAGACGGTGGAAACAATCAACGCCGACAATGATGTCATTGAGGGCATCCGCAAGGTGAACACGCTGCTAACCCGTCGCCGCATCCATTTTTATTGTGGCTTAGTGCACACGCTGAAGGAGATGCAGTCCTATTGTTGGGACGACAAGGCTCTGCAGCAGTCTGGCAAGGAGAAGCCTATTAAAGTAGCTGACCATGCGCCTGATGCGGTGCGCTACTATGTATCAACAGTCATCAGGCCAAGGAGGATAGCAAATGTCTAAAAGAAAACGCAGGCGCGCCCTTGACAAAGCTCCTGAGCCGCAGCCAATACGCAGCAGGGCGCTCGACGCGTTTAGTAACGTACTGGCTCGTTTGGGTGCTGGTACTCCGAATCTGTTGGAAGGCACGGAGTACAGTCTGCAGCGCATGTCGCGTGATTTCAACACTCTAAATGCTCTCTACCGTGAGAGCTGGATTGTCCGTCGTATCATCGACGTTATCCCGGCGGACATGCTTAAAAATTGGATAACGATTACGAGCGGTCTGGATCCCGATGTAGAGAAGCGGCTCAGTCTTACTTTGCGCCGTACTCAGCTCATTGACAAGCTTAAGCGTGGCATGCAGTGGGGCAGGCTCTACGGTGGCGCGTTAGGCGTGATGCTGGTCAAACACCAAGGCTACGACCTTAGCCAACCGCTGCAGCTTGACTGGATAATGCCTGGCGATTTCGCAGGGCTGCTTATCTTCGACCGCTGGAACGGAGTTAACCCATCCAGCGAACTCATCGAAGATATTAGTGATCCTGATTACGGTTTTCCAAAATATTACACTGTGACTGATCCTGCCGGTGGTGGCTCCGTGAAGATTCATCATAGCAGGGTAGTTCGTTTTACTGGTAACGAACTACCTTTTTGGGAGGAAATTGCCGAGATGCAGTGGGGTGCGTCGGTCGTTGAGTCTATTTTTGATGAGCTGCGTAAGCGTGACAATGTAAGCTGGAACATTGCGCAGTTGACCTTCATGGCGAACATCCGCGTGCTTAAAATGCAGGACTTAGGTCAGCTTCTGGCGGCAACGGACAACGAGTCGCAGGCTGAGCTGCTGCGAACGCTGGAAGCGCAGAACATGCTGCTGAACAATATGGGCATGCAGGTTATGGATGCTGCAGATGGTCTGGAAACACACCAGTATACTTTCGGCGGCCTTGCTGACTGCTATCAGCAGTTTATCATGGACATCAGCGGCGCTGCTGAAATTCCGGTGACGCGTCTGTTCGGGCGCTCTCCCTCTGGCCTTAATGCTACAGGCGAGAGTGACCTACAGAACTACTACGACATGATAGCTGAGAAGCAGGAGTCTTATCTGCGTCCTATCTTGAACAAAGTGCTTCCGCCGTTCATCATCTCGACACTAGGCAGCCTGCCTGATGACTTTGATTTTGAATTCGACCCGGTTGCAGAGCCTACCGACAAAGAGCGCGCCGACCTTGCCAAGTGTGGCACAGACAATGTTGTGGCTGCCTACAATGCTGGTCTTATCTCTCAGCGCACTGCTCTGAAGGAGTTGAAGCAGCAGAGCGAGCGCACCGGTGTCTGGACGAACATCACCGATGAGGACATCGAGCGCGCATCTGACTCTGTGGAGCCGCCTGGCGAGATGGGAGGCATGTTTGGCGACATGGGCGGTGGCGAGGCTGCTGGTGCTGTTGGTGTTGAACCTCAGCAAAATAAACCGCCTGAATCTGAATAAATGACTTGCAATAATTATACATGAGAGTTAATATGTACACACTAAAAATTACGGAGGTTAGTGTCATGGATAAAACTAAACTTAACCTGGAACGCTTGCGTGCTTATGATGCTGAATGGGAAGAAGATAAGCACCCGCGTGCTGAAAACGGACAGTTCACTTCAGGTAGTGGCAGTGCTGGTGGCGGAACTGAAAGCGGTAGTAAGTACGGCTACAGTCGTTCTGAGCAGCATGTTGCCAGTAAAATGGAAGAATGGGGCAATGAGCAAGGAAACATTGCTGCACTTGAAGCTGCCGATGCTTTCCGTGATGCGCGTGAAGATGAAAATGATATGCGTGAAGTCTTGAAATCTGTACGTCAGCATTTAGTAGAAAACGAAGATGACATTCGTGGTTATGATGAAAATCCCAAAAATTTTGACAAGGTTATGGAACAGCTGGATGATATGGAGTCTATGCTTAATGACCAAGATACTTATGAATTCAAGCACGGTGAAATTAAATCTCCGCTCCGTCAGGCTGCTGAGGCGGTGCAGGGCGGCGATGGCAGGCTTAAAGGTTACAAGGGCTTGAGCTTTACACAGGAAACCAGCGAGGCTGATTCTGGCACTCCTGCCGGCGAGGTACATAATTTCATTGTTGGCAACCTTAAAGGCAAGGAACCGACGAAGGAAAATGTAACGGCTGCGTGCAAGCAGGTAGTAAATATGCTGAATGACGATATTAAATATCTGAGTGAGCGCGCTGCCACAGCTAGACGTTATGGCAATGAACAGGCTGCTAAGGAAGGGGAAGCAAATATTGAAAAGCAGCAACAAAGAATACAAGCTGCTTATGAGGTTACAATGGGTTTTAGTAAATGAAAAAATTTAAAATGCCGCGAGTCATTGAACGCTCTTATGCCAGCGCCATTGACCGCCTGATGCAAGGACTGAAGCGTGAGTTATCTCACGTTGCCAGTCCTTTTTTTATTGCTGACATAATGCGTCGGCTGGCTCGTTCTCCGACTTTTATCCAAGCCTGCGACCAAATCGCACGCTCGATGGCCACGCATCTGTTCCGCGACGGGCATAAGACGTGGCGTGCCGCAGCAGCCGAGGGCAGCAAGGGGCGAATCATCCGCACCGCTCTACAGCGCGAGCTTGCCTCGCCACGCGTCGCAAAAGTGTACGAGGGTATAATCAGTCGCAACGCTGAATTAATCCGCTCTATGCCGCTCACGCTGGCTGATAGGGTGGCTCATAAGGTTGCTAAAGGTTATGAGCAAGGCTTGCGACCGGAGGCGATGATAGACGATATCCTCAAGGAGTACCCGCACATGACCGAAGCTCATGCAAGGCTCATTGCCCGCACGGAAACGTCTAAAGCCAGCACGGCTCTGACGCAGGTGCGGGCTGCTGAGGCAGGGCTTGAGTGGTATGTCTGGCGGACGAGCGAGGACTCTCGTGTGCGTTCTGCTCACGCTCATATGGATGGCGTGATTATCCCTTGGAGCGAGGCACCGGCGCCGGAACTGCTTAACCATGAGAAGTCGCAAGGGTACTACCATGCGGGGAACATTTATAATTGCCGCTGCTATCCTGAGCCGCTTATCAGGTTTGACCAGGTGGCGTGGCCAGCTAAGGTGTACCGCAACGGCAAAATCGAGCGCATGGGCATAAAACAATTTAAGAAATTATTACCTGGAGGTGAGCTATGAGCAAGGCATATTTTGGCTCACGAATCTCCGACCACATCCTCAAAACGCCGGAGGGCTTCTTGATCTGTAAGGATGTTCCGATTGCTCGTACCGGTACGCAGCAGTATAGAGGCTGCGAGTTTGGCGGTCCGGTCGCTGATGGCATTTATAATGTCCAGCGCCCTGAAGCCGAAGTCTTTGACCGTGCTGCCGTGGCAAGCTTTGAGGGGAAGCCTGTATGCGATGAGCATCCGGAGGAAGATGTAACCCCTGATAATTATGGGCGGTACATGAAAGGCGTGTGCCGTGATGTGCGTCGGGGCGATGGCGACTTGAGTAATTGCCTGGTCGCTGATTTAGTTATTTACGATGCTGACCTTATCAATAAGATTGAGGCTGGCAAACGCGAGATATCTTGCGGCTATGACTGCTTGTGGAATCCGACGAGTGACTCCAGCTATGACCAGCTGGAAATCCGCGGTAACCATGTAGCGGTTGTTGATAGAGGCAGGGCGGGGCACAAGGTGGCAATCCGTGACACTGCCGACGATAAAAAAGGAGGTACAAAAATGTCTAAATCTTTGATTGGACGTATCCTGCGAGCGTTGGCTCGCGACGAATCTACTACACCTGAGGACATGGAGGCTGCTGCAAAGCTTGCAGGTAGCTCTGACGCTGAGCCGCGTCCTCAGCCTGCACCAGCTCCTGCTCCTGCAGCTCCCGCAGCTCCTGCAACACCTGCACCTGCTGCTGTGCCGCAGCCTGAAAATAAACCTGCAGCAATGGATGAGGCTACTGAGGCGCGTTTCAAGAAAATTGAGGACGCGCTGGAAGCTATCAGCTCTAAGCTGAATCCTGCGCAGCCTGCTACTGAACCTAAAAAGGATGCTCTGGACGCGCTGGAGGAAGAGCTCCAAAACAAAGCGCCTGCTGCTGAAACAGCTCCTGCCGGTGATGAGGACGATGTAATCGAGCCGCCTGAAGATATCAATGCTCAGGATGCAGCGCCGGAAGAAGATGTTGAGGGCGAGTGTGTTCCCAATGCTAAAGAAGCACGTGACGCTGCTATGGCTTTAATCAAAAATTTGAAGCCTGCAGTAGCAGCCATTCCAAATGAGGCACAGCGCAAACGTGCGGCCGACTCTCTGGCTATCCTCATCAAAGGCTCTATGCAGCAGGATGCTCAATATGGCGAGCTGATGCAGATGCGTCGTCGTAAAGCTGCACAAGACAGCAAGCCTGATGATTACGCTCTGGGACGTGAAATTGCAAAAAAATATAATCCCCATTATAAAAATCGCTAAGGAGGCAAAATAATATGAGTGGTAAAGCAATTGGTATCTCTATGAATTTTGGCTATCCCGGTAACTACGCCCGCACTCCGGACGATATCGTGGCCAGCCGTCTGTTAAACGAGGAAAGCGAAGCTATCCCATTCGGTGCTGCTGTCTGCATTAAAGACGATAATACTTACACTGCCGTTGGTGCAGAAACTACCGCTGCTGATGTTGCTGGCATTGCGCTGCGTGTTGTTAAGCAGGCAGTGTCTTATGCAGAGCAAAATAAAACCGAGTATCAGCCTGGTCAGTATATGTCTGTCCTGGAACGCGGCGCTGCTACTGTTGTATGTAATGTTGGCACTCCGAAAGCTAACGGTAAAGTTTATGTGCGCGTTAAAGCTAATACTTCTATTGCTAACGGCGTTGTTGGCGGCTTTGAAGCTGCAGCTGACAGCACTAACACAATTGAAATTCCGAATATGCGCTGGACTAGCGGCGCAATGGATGCGAATCGTGTCTGCGAAGTTACTCTGCTGACTCGTGCTTCTGCGTAATATAAGGAGGTATAAATAATATGGCAACTGGAAAATTTGGCTTTTATAGCCCGGACGCTGGTATGCGTAATCTGGGTAATTTTGCCATGCAGAATGGTGGTCGTAAAAGATTCCGCGGCTCTGCATGGGATGCTGCTGCCAGCTCTGGCATGGCGTATATTACAGGCGAACTTGAAAAGGTTGATCCTAAGCTGCGCGAACCACTGACCAGCGTAACCTGGCAGCGCGATATTGTCGCCAAGACTGGCGGCGGCTGGGTAGAATTCACTTCTACTTTTGATGTTGACTATGCTACTTCTGGCGCAAACGCTAACAGTATCACTGCTCCCGGTGCTACTACAATCCCTGTAATGCAGGTCAACACCAGCAAGAACATGTTCAAGGTATCCACCTGGATGCACGCTATGCAGGTACCGTTTATTGACCAGGCGAAGATGAAGCAAATTGGCCGTAATCTGGAAGATTTGCTGGATAAGGGCGTTAAACTCAACTACAACAAAACTCTTGACCTCAATGTCTACAACGGCTTCAAAGAGGCAGGTACTACTGGCTTGCTGAATGACCCGAATGTTGTTACCTACACTGTGGGTAATGGTGCAAATGGCACTCCCGCATGGAACACTAAAACCGCGGATGAGATCCTGCACGACATCAATAATGCGCTGGTTGATGCATGGGCTGCGTCTGAATACGACATGAAGGGCATGCCGAATCATATCCTGATTCCGCCGAAGCAGTATGCTTACATCACCATGCAGAAGGTTTCCGACGCTGGCAACATCTCCATTATGGAGTATCTGATGCAGAACAATATTGCTAAAGAGCAGGGCGGCTCTATCACCATTGAGCCTTGCCGTTGGTGCATCAAGGCCGGCACCGGTCAAAAAGACCTTATGATGGTTTATGTCAACGACGAGGACATGGTTAACTTCGACTTGACTGTGCCTATCACTCGCGCGTATACTCAACCGTCTGTTGAGCGTGCCGCTATCCTGACTTTGTTTGCAGCGCAAATCGGCCAGGTTAAATTCATGTATTACCAAGCTGTCGCATACCACATCGGTATCTGATTAGGCAATATTCTAGCCAGGCGTTTATCGTCTGGCTTTTTTTTGAGGAGGACAATCAATGGTTATTTTAACTAAAAAACGCTTTGGCTTTGTGAAGCAGGACGGTACTGAACGCATTGATGCGGAACGCTTTTTGACTAAGGGCGGAATGGAAATTGAGGATGCTCCCGATTGGATTGCAACTGATCCGCTGTATGCGCTGGCTGTTGAGTCTGGCGACCTTGTGCCGGTCAATGGTAAAACTCCGAAGGCTGAGGCAGAAGCTGTTGCCAAAGCTAAGCAAAGCAAAGCGGAGGATAAAAGCGAATAAGGAGGTGCATTATGTACCATCCGCTGATTGCTCAGGCGAGCAATATCAAAACGCAGGAGAATCCTTCCTACACCAAGGAGGACTTCCTGGCATTCTATCCACAGTTTGCTGAGCCGCTGCCGGAAATAGTGCTGGACAGCTTTGTAGAGCTTGGTCAGGCGTGTGTAAGCGAGCAGCGTTATGGCAAGATGTGGCGGATGGCCATCGGGCTGTTCATCGCCCATATGTGCACTCTTTACATGCAGTCTGCTGCAGACCTGGGGGCACCTGCTGCAGATATCCTTGCCGCAGCTCAGGCCGCTGGTGTTGTTACGAGTGAGTCTGCTGATGGCGTGTCCTACAGTATGGATACATCAGCCCTGTCACAGGACCTTGCAGGTTGGGCGGCGTTCCGGTTGACTGCGTTTGGCGTGCAGTTTGCCACTCTGGCGCGCTTTGCTGGCAAGGGAGGCATGTATGTATGGTAAGTGTAAAAACTTCCCACATGACGGTCAGCGGCGGCCTACAGGGGCTTATGGACAGAGTACAAGCTTTGAACCGTGTTAATAAGCTCTATGTGGGTATCCCGCAGGAGAAAACATCTCGTGGCGATGAGCCTATAAATAATGCGAGCCTGCTGTACATCCATACTCATGGCATCCGGCGTAAGTCCATGCGTGAGGAAATGCAGGGCTATATGGATCAGGGCATGGAGTACAGCCTGGCTTATCAGTTGTATGTCCAAACACATGGCTCGCCGCTCTGGCACGCTCCACCGCGTCCTGTAATTGAACCGGCCATTGCCAAGCATCACCGTGAGATTGCAGAAGAATATGCTAAGGCTGTAAAGGCTGCTATGACTGGCGATGGAAGCAGGGCTGATGCTTTTATCAAACGCACAGGCCTGCTGGCGCAGAATTATTGCCGCAAATGGTTCACGGGTGCGGAGAATGGCTGGCCGCCAAACTCTCCAAAAACCGTAGAGATGAAGACTAAAGGCAAGGGCGGCAAAACCAATCCGCTTATTGATACCGGTGCCTTGCGTAAGGCTATTGTTTATGTGGTAAGGAGTGATTGACGTGGTTAATGTTGGCAGAGTGGTGCGTAGCAAGCGTTTAGGCTGCCAGCGCATTACTGTCAAACGCTACGCTGCGAGCTGGCACGATGGAGCTTATGGCCGAGATGAAGACAATCCTATTGTGCTGCAGGTGGCGGCGATTGTTACAGTTGCTCAGCCTAAAGATTTGCAGTTATTGCCCGAAGGTGACCGCATCACCGGGGCAATGAAGTTTTTGACGAATGTTGAGCTGCACGCGACCAATGGCGAAGCTATCAGCGATGAGCTGGAATGGCGCGGAGCACGTTACAAAATCCTCACCGTTACCCCTGATATTGATTATGGCTTTTACCGCTCTATTGGGACGCGATTGGACGGTGATGGAGTTGGTTAAAAATATTGCTGAATTTGAATCTTTAATGTGGGCAGAGCTGATGGACATCCTCGGGTATGATGTTAAGCAACTACCGCCGCCTGTACGCCGCTCCTGGCCAACGGACGGAGGCCCCGACTGGAAGCTTACAGACAACGTGGTCTTTATGCAGTGCACCGAGGCAGCAGAGGACATCATGCAGCCGATTGATGAGCGTTGGCAGTCTGAAGGACGTGATTTTTTGCGTGAGAGTGCAAGCACACGTACCATCCAGCTACGCCTGAATGCTTACGGTCCTGCCTGCTATGAATCGCTGCTTAAGCTACGCCTTGAGCTGCTGCTTGGCCGACCGAAGCTCAAAAAACAAAAAATTTATATTATTCCCGGCAAGGATTCCATCCAATATGCGCCTGAACTGTTCCAAGGGCGATGGTGGAAGCGTGCCGATTTGACTTTATATTTTAATGTACTAATCAGCGTTGAATCTATCGTGAAAGCGATTGAAGAAGTCAACGTTACGATTAAAGCAAACGAGCCTGGTACGAGTGATGTTATCCTTGAGCCAGGTGAAATTATTATTAAGAAAGGGTGATTTAGTTGGCTTATAAATTGGACTTATCTCCGATTGTCGACGTGGTTATCAACCTGTCTGCTAAGGCTGCTGCTCGTAAGGGCTTTAACCTTGGCCTGATTATTGGCAAGTCTGAGGTTATTCCGGCGAATGAAAGGGTACGTATTTATACAAGCGCTGCTCAAATGCTGACTGACGGGTTTGTGGAAACGTCTGCAGAATATAAGGCTGCTCAGCTTTATTTTGCTGCTACGACCAGCCCTCGTAAGCTGGCGGTGGGTGTAAAGCTGGTAGAAGACGAGAATTTAACTGCTACGCTGGAGGCTTGCCGTGCTGCTAACTCTCAGTGGTGGCCGTTTACTTATCTGGGTGCAGAAGATGTTGATATCAAAGACTGTGCAGCTTGGTGCGAGAGCGCTGTACCTGACAGCATCTACATGTATACGACTGCTGATAAAAGCGTACTGGATGCGTCTGGTGATGCAAAGAGCATTTTTAAGGCTTTGCAGGATAAAAACTATCGTCGCAGCTTTGGTCAGTATTGTGGTGACGCGGATACTCCCGATGCTGTTGCAGCTACTATGGGCTACGCGATGGGCGCTAACCGTGGTCTTGCCGGTGATGCGTTTACGCTGGCGTATAAAACTCTGCCCGGCGTAAAAACAGACGACCTGTCTGAATCTCAGGTAACCCATGTGTGTGGTAGCTCTGAATCTACAGGCCATAACGGTAACGTATATATTACCCGTGGCGAGGAATACGATGTTTTGCAGCAGGGCTATATGGCTGATGGCACGAGCTTTGATGAAGTGCTGTATCTTGATATGCTGCGTAATGACATTACTCTTAATGTCATGGACCTGCTGTATCAGCGCCGCAAATTGCCGCAGACTGAAGCTGGCGTTACCAGCATTATTAATGTTATCAATGATGCTTGCCGTAAGTATGTAAAGTTAGGCTTTATCGCTCCGGGCAAGTGGAACGGTGCCGAGTGCCTAAATCTGCAGACAGGTGATTACCTGCCTGATGGCTATCTGGTGCAGAGCGAGCCTATTGACGAACAGTCTCAGGCTGACCGTGACAAGCGCAAGGCTCCACCGATTTATGTATGTTGCAAGCTGGCTGGTGCAATCGAATTTGTTACCATCCAGGTTAATGTTAACCGCTGAGGAGGCTATCTGAATGGAATTAACTACTTACAGTTTTGCTGATCTGGCTGGCTCTATTAACCATCCGACGTTTGGCTCTTACCTGTTTGATGGTACTGGCGTTGGTTCTGTAACTGTTGCTAAAGCCACCGACCGCACTGCTCATGACATCGCCTCTGACGGTTCTGTCATGGTGTCTAAGATTGCGGGCAATAATGGCACCGTAACCATAGAATGTCAACAGACCTCTGCTATCCATAAATGGCTGAGCGCCTGGTTTAACGCGCTGTGGCAACTACCGACAAGCGAATGGGCAAGCACCAGTATGACGCTGCGTAATACCGCGACAGGTACACGCCATATTATCTCCGGCATCTCGCCGCAGAAGGAGCCGGACACTCCCTATCAGAGCCAAGGCCAGCGAGTGTCTTGGACGCTGATGTGTGCTGAGATTACTAATCTGCCGATTTGACGATGGAGGTCTGAATCATGCTTAAACAAAAAACACAAGTTGTGGAGGTGGCTGGTAAATCCTACCAGCTCACTAAGATGGATGCTCGCACAGGTAGCTATGTCGCTTTTAAAGTTGCGGGCGTGCTGGCGCCGTCTGGAGGCAAAACAGCCGAGATGGCTGCTGCTCTCATGGGTATGCCACGTAAGGATTTTGATGAGCTGCAATCCCTGCTGCTGCGCACTGTTAATCGTTTGATTGATAACGGTAATGGCCAGCAGTTGCCCGAACCTGTCTTGACGGCTAAGGGAGATTTTGTTGATGATGCTCTGGCGTATGATGCTGCCAGCGTTATCCAGCTGACTGTTCATGCGCTGATTTTTAACGTCGGAGGTTTTTTCGCCGCAGCCGGGTTGAATCTCCCGGCAGAATTGACGGGACAACCTACGAGCCGATGAGTTATCCGACGCTTGATGCTTTCGCCTTTGCTCCTGTTGTTGCAGGGCTTTGGCGGCAGCACGAGCTGAGTGATGGCACGTATGATTTTGATGATTTGCTGGACGCTCACGAACTGTTGGCGGTCAAGGCAGAAAATGCACGGCGGATGCAGGACGCCATGAGAAAGGAGTAGGCTGATGAGCAATATCTTAGAAGAATATCTTGTCCGCATCGGTGCAGAAGTCGACAAGGATGCCTTTGCCGGTGCTGCGAAAGCTATCAATAATCTATCCGGTATGCTCGGGAAATTAGGCTCTATCCTTAAATATGGCGCTATCTTTGCAGGGCTGGCAAAAGTTACGGAAGCTGTCATTGATAACATTAAGGCTGTGGCCAGCGCTGATTTAGAATACCAGAAGCTGGCGCAGTCCATGTGGGTGACAAAGGACACAGCTAAAACCTTGAGTGTGGTCCTGAAAACCATGGGCGCGTCACAGGAAGATGTGGCGTGGGTGCCGGAGCTGCGTGAGCAGTTTTTCCGCCTGCGTCAAGAGATGGCAGAGCTGTCTACTCCTGCAGATGCTGACGGACAATTAGCTTGGATCCGTGAGATTGGTTATGACGTGCAAAGTCTGCAGCTCAAATTAAAAATGTTTAAGGAATGGGTGGTCTATTACCTTATCAAAGAGCTGCAGCCCTACATCAAAGAATTTCAGGAATTTATCCGCTGGCTCAATGATAAATTTGGCAAGAGCTTGCCTGCGCTGGCACGTAAGGTAGCCAGCGTGCTGGCGAGTGTTGTGCGTGTAGCAATGTCGCTGGTTAAGGCTCTCAAATGGGTATTTGAAGGCATTTATAATTTTATTGACGCGCTGCCAAGTAAAACAAAGGCTTTAGTAGCTGTATTTGCCGTTGTCGGTGCTGCCATCATGGCAGGGCCGTTTGGCCTGATGATGATGGCCATCGGCACTGCACTCATCATGCTGGAGGACTTCTTTGGTTATCTTGAGGGGCGCGAGAGTAGCAATACCTTAAAGCCGCTCTGGAAATGGCTTACTGATGAGAACAATCCGCTGCGTCGTCTTATTGAGAAGCTTAAGGAAGGCATTGCCTTTATCCTTGAGAAGCTTACGGAGCTGTTTGAGAAAGTCTTTACCGAAGAACGTCAGGAGAAGCTCAAAAAGACGGTAGCTAATATTGCTAAGGGCGTTGCTGAAATTGCCGAAGGTCTGGCCACGATTGTTGAGAGTATTTTTGGCAAAAAGTATCCTGTTGTGAAGAAATTCTGGGACTTCTTCCTGACAGCCGTTGGTAAGGTTGTAGATAAGGTGCTCACATTGACAAATAGTATGGGACATCTTATGCGTGCTTTGGGTAAGGCTATGCAGGGCGATTTTAAGGGAGCGCGTGAGGAATTCATCAATGCGGCCGCTGATGAAAATGCAACAGGCGAGCGGTCTAAATATATCCAGCAAAAGCTTATGTCGATGGGCTTTACTGCTTCTGCCGCCGCTGGCGTTGTAGGAAACCTTGTCCAGGAATCTGGCTTGCGCACGGATGCTATCGGTGATAATGGCACATCCGGTGGTTTGGCTCAATGGCACAATGAACGCTTAGATGCTCTTAAGCGTTTTGCTGCTGCGCGTGGTAAAAAGTGGACTGACCTTGACACGCAGATTGAATTTTTGGCAGAAGAAATGCGCACGTCCTACGCTGATACTTACGCTAAAATGCAAAGCGCTGAATTGCCGGAGATAGCTGGCCAGATTATGACGGACGAATATGAAAAGCCTGATTCAGCGTCTGCTAATTATGCTCAACGTCAAGCTAATGCTCGTGCTGCCTATGAAGCTATGCGGTCTGGCAATAAACAAGCGGATGATTATCACGGCGGCGGTGGAGGCGGGTATGACAGCCTTGTGGCTCCTACGAGCTATGCTGCAGGTTTTGCTGCAGGTGGTACTGCCGGTCTTATGCCAATGGCGAACAGTACGGCAAATTATAACGGTGGAGTTGTAAATGTTGGCGGTATTGTGGTTAATTGTGGGAACGTAAGCGATCCGCAGGGCGTGGCTAAGGCTGTGGAAGGAACAATGGAAGATTTTGCCCAGCGTCTTGCAGCGCATAACGGAGGGACGGTGTTTGTATGAGCTTAATGGGTACAATGAACACTTTAAATGGTATCTGGGGCGCTAATAATCTGGTTGCTAAGCTCACGGGCAATAAATCATTTAAGACTAATGATGGTTATAGTCCATCTGTTTGGGGCAGTGGCCTAGGAGCACAACAGGTGCTTATGGTCAAAACGAACATTGGCGGCTATTTTTTTGATGCTGTTTTTAGCGTTGATACTGAACATAGCCTGACGGTTACCCAGCATCCTGTGCAGACTGGCGCAAATATCAGCGACCATGCTTTTGTAAATCCTATCCGTATGACGATGCAGATTGGCGTATCTGATGCCATGGCTTATCGTACTGGTGCTGATTATGGTGGTGATGGCGGCACAAAATCTGTACAGGCCTATCGCTTACTCTGCAAGCTGCAGGAACTGCGTATACCCATGCAGGTTGTTACACGTCTGAACACGTACCAGAATATGCTTATTGAGAGCATTGATGTGAGCGATGATGTGTCGACGCTATGCGCGCTCAAAGCTACTGTGAATCTTGTGCAGGTGCTGGTGGTTAATGTTGGAACCGAAAAGGTTTCCGCGCGTCAGTGGACTACAGGTGCACAGCGCAAATCGCAGGAAGTGCAGCCTAAAGGCGACAACAGTACGATTTTGCGCAAAGTAGAAAAGGGCACAGGTCTGGAGGTGAAGTGGGGATGAGCTATTATGAAATACCATTAACTACCACGCCTTTTGATCAGAAGACCTTTAAGCTGACGCTGGATGGCGAGCGCAACATCAATATTCTGCTTAAGTTACGCTATTATGATTTGTATGAGTTATGGGTGGCTGATGTCTGCGACAATAGCACAGGCGAAGAGTTGATTACAGGCATGCCATTGGTGCCTGGTATTGATTTGCTGGGGCAGTACGCGTACTTAAACATTGGCAGTGCCCAAATCGTAGCTGTTGGTCCTACCACGCAGGAGCAGCCTGATAATGAGACACTAGGCTCAGCCTGGGTGCTCCTGTGGGGTGATGGCTCATGAGTAGTTATCTGTGGATGAGAAAGTGGAAAATCCTTGTTGTGGATGATCAGGACAAGGAGGCCCTGAATGTTTCTGACCTGCATGTGAAGTTTACGGTCAAAAAATCTCGTGAAATAAATAATTACTCCACCGTGGAAATTTACAATCTTACTGCTGCAACAGAGCAGAAAATCCTTAAGGAAGGTGACCGCATCATTATTGAGGCCGGTTATGAAGGCTACTTGACTACATCTGCAGATGGCTCCGTTCAGGAAGCGAAGAATCCTGAAGGGCATACACAGGAGAAACAATACGGAGTTATCTTTGACGGAAAAATTATTTATCCGTCCCGCCGCAAGGAAAATAATACGGACTACGTGCTGTCGCTCTTATGCGTAGACGGAGCTAATGTCCTTGGGAAAAATTTTATTGCCAAAACCTTAAACAAGGGTGTTAATCAACGTCAGATTTTGGATGCGGTCTGTGAAAAGTCAAAAACCAAAATACCTACGAATAGTATCACGCAGGGCCTGTCCGGGCAAAAGCTGCCGCGGGGTAAGGTTATTTTTGGCGAACCCAAAGATTATATATCCGATATTGCCCGCGGCAACGGGGCCAGTTATTGGGTGAATGATGGCAAGCTGAACATGATAAAGCTTGCCGACGCTGCCAAGGATGAAGCCATCGTGCAAACGCCTACGACCGGTCTTGTCGGGATGCCGACGCAGACGCAGTATGGCGCAAATTTTAAGCTGCTGCTGAATCCTGCTGTACAGATGTGGTCCTTGGTGCAGCTTAAAAATAGCGAGATTGCGGAAGCGCAGGTTACTTCAGGTCAGGCGCAGATGCCGCTTGATGAAGAGTGGATCTATCAAGTTATTGAGCTGACGCACACAGGTGATACGACAGGTAATGATTGGTATACATCATGTACGGCTGTATCGCGCTATGGTAAGGGCGTTCTGCCTGCTCTCATGGCCAACAATGCGCAGAATCCGAACGGAGTGTGATTTTATGATTGATTTAAATTTGCGTACGCCGAACGTCGAACGTCAGGGCGAACTTGACGCTCGTGCCGCTGCAATCAAGACGCGCGTGTGCATGCCTGGCATTATCCAAAGCTTTGACGCGGCCGCTCAGACTGTTACTGTGCAGCCAGCATTGCGAGAAAAAATGCTTGCAGACGGTGATGAATCATGGATAGATATTCCTTTGCTGGTCGACGTGCCTATTGTCGTGCCACGCGCCGGAGGTTATGCGCTGACGCTGCCGATACAGGCAGGTGATGAGTGTTTGGTGGTCTTTGGCGATATGTGCATGGATGGCTGGTGGCAGAGCGGCGGCGTGCAGAACCAAGTAGAGTGTCGCAGGCATGACCTGTCTGATGGCTTTGCTATTATCGGCGTGTGGTCGCAGCCTAGAGTAATCCCCGGCTACAGCACAGGCTCTGCTCAGTTGCGTAATGATGCAGGCAGTGCTTACGTAGAGCTTGCCGGAGATACGATTAACATCGTAGGCGGTACGGTAAACATTAAAGCAGGGCGGGTGAACATCAATGAGTAGTGCAACACGTTTAGGCGATTTGGATACTGGTCATGATGCCTGTGCTCCGACAGTTCTTGCGACTGGAAGTCCGAATGTGTTTATTAACGGCCGCGCTGCAGGACGCGTGGGCGATAGCTATGCACCTCATGGCTGCATTAACCACCCGACGCATAGCGGCGTCATCGCCAGCGGCAGCAGCTCCGTATACATCAACGGCAAGGCTGCAGGGCGCATTGGTGATCCCGTGAGCTGTGGCGGCACTGTGGCCGAAGGCAGCAGTAATGTGTTTATTGGAGGCTGATATGCAGGTTAGACGTTTAGACGATAATTGGGATTACTGCTTTGGTCGTGGCTCTCAAAATTACATCAGCGGCGTTGAAGCTGTCGGGCAGGCGATAAAGCAACGCCTGCTCTTGCTTTATGCTGAATGGTGGGAAGATTTAAAAGATGGGCTGCCGTTGTGGGAGCAGATTTTAGGCACATCTGGCAATGATGAAAACAGGCAGGCCGTTGACATTATTATCCGTGACCGTATAAGTGGCACGGAAGGCGTGCAGTCTGTCACGTCTTTTGAATCAAGCTACGAACGCAGACATTATAAATTTACGGCAACTGTAGAGACTATCTATGGCTCGTTGACTATTAGTAGTGAGGAGGTGCAGATGTGACGTATTTTAAACCTTATGTTGATAGTACGGGACTGCATATCCCTACCTACAACGATATTTTAGAGGATATGATTGCTGCAATGAAGCAAATCTATGGCGATGATATCTATCTGGACAACAGCTCGCCTGATTATCAGCTGTTGTCCATTTTTGCTCTCAAGCAAAGCGATACGCTGCAGGCTATGGCGTATGCCTACAACGCACGCTCTCCTGAGACTGCTATCGGCACGTCACTTGACAGCGTGGTAAAGCTGAACGGTATTAAGCGTAAGGCTGCCAGTCAGAGCACGTGTCAGGTAAAAATCACCGGCACGCCATTTACACAAATCGTTAACGGTGCTGTGCGTGACCGCGCTGGCCTGACGTGGGATTTGCCATCTAGCGTGGTTATTGACTCTAGCGGAACGACTTACACTGTTGCGACCTGCCGCACGGCCGGAGCTGTGAGCGCTCTGGCTGGCGATATTAGCCAGATTGAAACGCCGACTTACGGCTGGGTGTCTGTAACGAATGAAGTTGCTGCTGTGCTGGGTAATGCGCAGGAGACCGATGCGCAGCTGCGTGAACGCCAGACTATCAGCACTGCGAATCCGTCGCAGACTATGCTGGACGGAACGAAGGGCGCGATTGCTGCTCTAAAAAATGTTTCCCGCTACGCTGTGTACGAGAACGATACCAACGTTAGCTCTGTAACGGATGATAATCCGTATGGACTGCCAGCTCACTCCGTGACCTGTGTGGTCGAGGGAGGGACGGATGAGGATGTGGCGGAAGCAATTTTTTTACACAAGGGCATAGGGTGTTATACCAATGGTGATGTAGTTGTAGAATATACGGATCAGAACGATTATATAAATCGTGTGCGATTTTTCCGCCCTGTCTACAAAGATATTTTTGTTAAGGTCGTAATCAAAAAATATACAGGCTATATATCCACTATGACTGTCAAAGTCCGTGAAGCTGTTTATAATTATCTGGCCGCGTTGACGATTGGCAGTGACGTGTCTGCGTCGGTGCTGAGCAACATCATTACTGATTGTAATCCCTCACTCACCAAGCCTATCTTTGGCATTAAAGAACTGAAGCTGGGGCTTAGCAAATCGTCTATGGCAGCGCAGGACATTGATATCGGCTTTAAGGAAATTCCGAATCCTGCGTATGCGAACATTGAGGTGACACTGGAATGATGCAGGATCTTGATTATTATAAGCGCCTGGTTACGAGCGAATATCGCCACAGCCCACGCTTTACGGCGATGGTACAGAAGCTGCTTAGCTATGGTCTGGGAATTGACGACAGCATAAATAATATGATTGTGGCGTTTGAGGTGGACAATGCTAGTACAGCGCAGCTGGATATTTTAGGGCAGATTGTTGGCGTAAGCCGCCAACTGAAATTCGAGCCGTCTGCTGCTGCCATTGGTGAGGTTGTTTGTCCATCGCCTGCCGAAATAGCAAGCGGTGAGGTCTATCCGATAATATACACGCCTGCGCCTGACAAACTGGAAAGCACTCCCATGCTCACAGGTTATCCACCGGCAGAAATGGGCGAGGGTAATCTGCTGGATGACGAAGTTTTCCGGTTGATGATTAAGGCCCGCATTATCCAGAATACCTGGAAAGGCACCATCGGTGAGCTGTACGATTTGTGGGACGCTGTCATGGGCGCTAATAAAAAACTGTCCATTGAGGACTTGCAGGATATGAGCTACAACATTGTGCTGCAGGGTGACTACACGCAACTTGAGGAAGAACTCATCATCCATGCTTATGTTATCCCAAAGCCGGAAGGCGTGCGTATCAATGTGCTGACGTTTGTATCGACAGACGGCTTGCCTTTGTTTAGTTATGATTATAATACTATGCGTTACAGTGGCTATGAGAGCCATTGGGCGGAAGCAGAAAAGGGGAATTGATAAATGGCTAGTAGTAATTTTAAGGTTTTCGCGGAATCTGTGGCAGCGCTGAATGTTGTGAGCGACGCTGAATATGCCACTGACACGCAGCGCATTAACGGCGTTGTGCCCGGTCTTGCTTCGGCTGCGTTGCACAACAAATTATACAAGCAGGCCACGATTATGGCGGCTGCGCTGGCACAGGTGCTCGTGGAGCAGGGGCAGGACGCTTTGGATAGCGATTACGCTGCGCTTGTGGCGTCGCTTAAAAAATCGCTGGTGCTGTCATTGAATGGTGAGAAGCCAGATAGAAACGGCAATATCCAGAAAAATTTTGTCTATAGCGTTGAGGGCAAAAAGCCTGACAGCAAGGGAAATGTTGCTCTGGATATTGATTATCTGAACGCGATGAGTTTTGTTGGCTCCGTGGTCATCACGAAGGAGAACATCAATCCCGGTACGAAGATTGGTGGTACGTGGCAGCTTCTGCAGAGCGGTCGATATATCCGCACTGCTGGTGATGGTTATGCCGGCGGTGCTTTGGGCGGCAGTGATGGCTTTGTGCTCACGCAGAAGCAACTGCCTGCACATAGCCATGAAGCTACAATTTATGGTGCTGGTAATCATAAGCATGACATTTACGTCAGCAATTGGCAAACTCACGGCGGCAGTGGTGGTGCAGGATATCAAGCTCACGAACGCCGATGGGGTTCGACTGAAGAGGCTGGCAACCATACGCATCCAATAACCATCAAATCTACCGGCAACGGAGAAAAAGTAACGTTTGAACCGTCTTATCTGTGTTTATATTTTTGGCTGCGTACTGCGTGAGGTGAAGTAAATGAGTAATGCAAGAATACAGTTTAGCCTGGCAAGTGAGGAAGTGTGGAACGCATATAATCCTTTGCTCAAAGAAGGCGAAATCGTCACTGTCTTAAAGGCTAATAAAAAAGTTAAATTGGTACAGGGCAAGCTCGGCGGCGCAACATACAGTGAGAGCACTGTGATTTGGGACGAGGATGAGGCGCAGGCTATTATGAGCCGTACAGAGGCTGCTGCTGTCACTGCGACGGCACAGGCAACTGCTGCAAGTGATAGTGCGTCAAATGCTGCTGCATCTCAATCTGCCGCTGCAATGTCTGCAACGAATGCTAAGGCAAGCGAGAGTGCTGCTAAAAACAGTGCCACGTCTGCTGCGTCCTCTGCGTCAACGGCAAGCACGCAGGCGGGCAAAGCTGCTGAAAACGCAAGGTTAGCAGAGGGTTACAAAACAGCAGCAGAAACTGCTAAGAGCAATGCGTCCCTTTATGCTGCCAACGCTAAGGCTGATTCTGAAAAGGCAACGGCTAGCAAAGAAGCTGCACAATCTGCTGCTACTACTGCTAGTAACTTTGCAAACGCTTCAAGAAGTAGTGCAAACGAAGCAAAGACCTACAGGGATAATGCAAAAACCTACATGGACAATGCTAAGAATTATAGTGAGAACGTCAATGTGTTTACGCCTAGTGTGTCTACTAGTGGTGTCTTATCATGGACTAATAAGGCAGGACTTGCGAACCCTCCCTCTGTGAATATTAAGGGTGAGAAAGGCGACCAAGGTTTGCAGGGCATACAGGGCGTACAGGGTGTCAAAGGTGATACAGGTGCAAAGGGTGACCGGGGTGCAACAGGTGCTGCTGCTACCATTAGAATCGGTACAGTGACAACAGGTGCTTCGGGTAGTGAGGCTGTTGTTACTAATGTTGGTACTGCTAATGATGCTGTGTTTAACTTTACGTTGCCGAGGGGCGAAAAGGGTGCTGATGGTGGTATTGATATTGATACCGCGCTGTCTGACACTAGCACTAACCCTGTGCAGAATAAGGTTATCAAGGCGGAGCTGGATAAAAAGATGGCCAAAACCGATAAAATATACGAGGCTAACCTTGCGTGGGGTGGACGTAACATTGCTGATGGTTTTAGTCCTATTGATGCAGCTGTGGCGGCACAGTTAAGTGCTAATCATTTTATGTTTGGTAAGGTTGAAGGTTTTACGATTGAATACAGTGAGGATGCTGGTGCAACATGGCATGAATATCCTGCGTCTGATACAAAAAATAGCTTATTTTCAACAGGAAATTATTATTTTTATGCTGGTGCTGAAAAGAGCCGTCAACCCTCTGTAAATGATATGTTACGAGTTACCATAGACCCTGATGCTTTTGGTGTATATACTACTTTAAATAAGTTTATTATTGAAATATCAACAGGTGGAGCGAGTGGCTGTTATTGTACAATCGACGCTTCTTTAGAAAACTCTCCAAATACATTTGAGGTGTTTACAGATAGAGCACCGCTTGCTGGTTGGAGTGGTTATAATGTTATTAATACATCACCGATTGAAACTTATAGTAATCAGCCGACAAGACAATACGGCACTGTTAGGTTCACTTTTGGTTGTACTACTGTTTCCACTAATCCAGACTACAAAGGCCTTGCTCTTCTTCAAATTATGGGTTTTGGTGGTGCTGGATGGGGGAGTCCTAGTAACATGGCTAAACATGGACACTTGTATGATTTCAATGCTTGGCAGCAAGCTATATTCCCCGATTCCGTTACCGCTACTAATTTTATCGGCAAGGTCAACGGCTTTGATGTAAAAGCATCCGTCCCTGCCAATGCTAAATTTATAAACAATGAAGAAAGCAATGTGTGGACTGCATTGCAGAATTTCCATGACCTTATGCTTAACCGAGAGAAGTACACTACTTATGTTGTCAATGGTACGTCCGATACACCTATAACCTCTACAATGGTTTATGCTGTAACAGGTGCATTTACACTTAACCTTGCTACTTTGGCTGGGGTATTAAGTGCTAGTCAATCATCCGTATTTACTGCATATTTTGCTGCATCAGCAGACTATGCACTGACTATTACTAATGCAGGAACACTTAAATATGTTGGCAGTGCTAGTGACGTAGCTATTACAAGTGCAGGATTGCTCCTTAACATATGGATGAGCAAAGATGGCGGTGGTACGCTAACTAGCATTGTACAAGCTAGTAAGTTATCGTAGAGGTGGTAATATGGGCTTAAACAGAATGATGATGAAAAATGGTGAGGTAAAGGTTGAAGATGGTAGAAAGTATTGGACTTGGAATGACGCAAATAATAAAACAATTTCTTTTACTGTTCCACCGGGGATTAAGAGAATCAAAGTAACATCGTCTATTGATGGGGGTGAGGGTGACCCCGATTTATCCAACTATGCTAACATAAAGAATACATCAACCAATAAAGTTTGGGGTGAGGGTTGGTTTTATACTACCCCTGATGGTGAAGTCGACGATGCCGCAGATATTGATTCCATTGTAGGTGTAACACCCAATAAAACTTATAGATTGCTGTTTAATTGCTATTATACAAGTGGTGTGACTTTTTCATGGGGTAAAGCAATAAATGCGATGACACCCACAGTTGAAGATTATTAAGCAAGGAGGCTAACGCATGAATACAACCTATAAATACAAAGACAAACAATACAATAACATTTACGAGCTTTCGGAAGCCTTAGGGCAGGAAGGTATCTTTATTCCTCTCTCCATCTCCGAAGAAACCCTTTGCAAGTTGGGTGTCGAAGTGACGCATGAGGAAGAACCGATTGAGTATTTTAAAAATCGCAGAATCGAAATTTTAAAGATGCAACGTGACAAAGCAGAAGTAGAACCGATTGAATACAAGGGTAATCTCTATGATTACGATGAGAAAGCACGTGATAGAATCAATGCAGCTATCATTGCGCTCGATTTGCAGGGAGAAGGCGCAAGCCTTGACTGGACTACGGCAGACAATCAAGATGTTAAAGTTACTGCTGACGATTTGCGTATGGTTATCGCCGCTGTTGCTGTGCGTAGTAATGCTTTGCACACAGCGTATAGAGCCGCCAAGGCGAAGGTTGAAGCTGCAGTTACTGCGGATGAAGTAAGAGCTGTTTGCATGGAATAATTAGGAGGTTGAGAAATGGATTTTTTAGCTTTGCGCTACGCCGTATATAACGCGGCACACACTTTGACTAATGGTTTTACTTACAAATCAGTTATCGGCGCGATTTTGGCATTCCTGCTGCACAAACACGCGGTATTGTTTATGGTTTTTACCGCATTGGTATTTTTGGACTGCTTCACTCGCTGGATGTCTTTGAGTTACAAACGTCTGCAGGGCATGGGGCAGACTCCGTCCGTGACGCAAATTATCGGCGGCATTGAGGCAGCTCGCGCAGAAGGCCTTATCTCCAGCGAAGTCATGAAGCATCGCTTTGTTGGCAAGATTATCGTTTATATCCTCTGCGTGCTGGCTGCCGTATTGGTAGATTTGGCCATGATCACGCTGCAGCAACCTGTGTGGGCTGTCCCGCTGGTGGCAGGTTATCTGGTCATCACAGAGTTGCTGTCTATTTGCGAGAACCTCAACGACGCTGGTATTGAGGCAGTTCAAGGTCTTGTTAATGTTATCAAAAAGAGAAGAGGTTGATTATTATGACTATGTTATCTGCTCATTTTTCTGAGTCCGAATTTGCTTGCAAACATTGCGGAACGCTGCCGACATATGGCATTAGCTCTGCATTACTGACCGGTCTGGAACGCTTGCGTGCACGTTTAGGTCGCCCGATAATTATTACTAGCGGCTATCGTTGCCCGGTACACAATGCTGCTGTTGGTGGCGTTAGTAATTCTCAGCATGTCGCAGGTACCGCCGCTGATATCTACGTCGACGGCGTATCTACGCGTGAGTTGGCCCGCATCTGCAAGCAGATTTTTGACGGTGTGGGTACTTATGTATCGCAGGGCTTTGTCCATGTCGACATGCGTGCTGGTGGCTCCGTGCCGGGCTATTATCTGTGGGAGGGCTAAGATGTGGAAAAAATATTTCGCAGTTACTGCAGCTACATTGTGCTTGCTGTTGCCTGCCTCTGCATCGGAGGCATCATCGGCTACAACCTACACAACCTACACGATGACGGCGGCGGAAATGTCAGCACTCGACAGCAGGTTGAGTCTGCTGCTGCAGCAAACCAAAGTCACCAGGCAAGCGCTGGCAGAATCACAAGCAGCGCTGAACGAGTCGAGAGCAGAATTGAGCAAGCTCAAGACGGAATCAATAAAGCTGCAGATAGAGCTGCAAGCTCAGAACAGCTTATTGGAGAGTGCCAACAAATCCTTGCAGGCATCC